GTCAAGTCATTCCTAAACGCAACCTTCTTAGCGTCTACTGCCTTGGTCAGCATGGTGCGGGATATGTTCTGTTTGATAGCCGCCTTCTGGGAGCTCGTTAAATTCATGCCATCTACTTTATTAAGTAAAGGCTTCTCTACTGTGTCGCGCAAACCTGCTGCCGCTGCCTCAGTATTCGTTTCCTGTAGCCCTAAGTTATATGCTTCAGCTTCCTCAAAGGCTTGTGCTGTCATTTCGCTGGTGAGTCGGTCCGTAGTATTCTTTTTTTGCTCTTGCCCAAACTGAAAAGCAATCTGCCCAGCAGTTTCAGCAAGGCCCATCATGCCGCGACCAGCCGCAGTAAATGCGTTCATATCGGGTCTACGAGATAGCTGGCCTGCTTCTAACTGGACTGTAGTACCAAGGCCTTTTCCATATAACGGTATTTTGGGCATCTCTTATCCTAACAATGTTGCTGCGCGGGTACCGCCAGAAAGTAACGCCTGATAGCCCTGCATCTTAAAGGCACTCTGCCTAGCTCTACTTTCTATGGAGTTCAGCGCCATGTCTGCCTCCGCCTTAGTCTCAGCTATGTCTCCTGCGTACTGTATTTTCAGGGCGTCCATCTCTGTATTAAAATGTGTGTCAGCTAACGCTTGCAAAGCACTGCCGGACATCTGCACCCCAGACGCAGCCGTTGCGACCCTCTGTTGTCCTATAAGGCGCTTTGACTCTGTGCGTAGGTTAGCTTCCTGCTCTGCCTTCTGGCGTTGCAGAAGGATAAGCTCTTGCTCTGTTACTTCGTTTCGGTAATTAGTAACAGCGGCGTCTGCCTTTGCAGCGGCCTTTGAACCCTTAAGGCCCATAATGCCACTAAGAGCTGCACCACCTGCTGCTGCCATAGTTATTGGTTCTGGCATCTTAACCTCGCCAATCTGCGATAATCGCCGCCATCTGGTCCAAACTTTTCCATAAGTCCTTCATCCTTAAAACCTAGCCAGTCAGCAAACCGTAAAGCTCTAGTGTCATTCACGGATACACTGGCTTGCATCCGCCATAAGTCATTGTCGTTCATTATAGTCTCAAACAGCTTTCCTGTATATCTAGCAACTGTTTTAGGAGAACCGTAGCCATTCTTTGCCATGATTATCCAACCTTCAGCTACGCCTTCCCACAAAACATGGCATCCTGCACAAGCAAGTAACTCGTCATCCAAAAACAAACTAAGACCAAATACGCTTTCATGGTTGGCGAACATCTGCCTTGCAGATAAAGGAAAGTCGTAGTCTGTTTCAATTAGCCAAACATGCTCTTCATCAAGAGGCACTAACTTATACGTCAAATGTATTAGACCTCCGTATAATAGCCGTAATAGTCATAGGTAAAGGCTGTGTTTGCCTAACTACAACTCTGGCGTCATTGTCATACCCGGAAGGAAAGAACACTTCCTTATCACCAGAAAAACTAGGGACCGCTTCATCCATGCTCATACTACTGTCTCTGAATGGTATTCTGTCCAAGTTACTAATGTTCGGGCCTACTTCAGCACCAACAGTTTCTAAGAACCTTACAGTCACACCATGTATTCTTTTTATCTTTCCTTGAGAGATGCCATCGTCAGCCCCTGCTTCTAAGCGTAATGTCTCTAATAAAGATGTGTAACCAAACCCAATGTGAACTTTGCTTGCGCTTCTCTCTAGCGTAACTTCGCCATCAGTAACTGTTTTGTTTGGGTGCGTTGCGCCATCAGCAAGTATGTTTACCTCTTCACCTTCTAAATGATTTAGACCGCTGATGGTCGTTGTAGCTGAGCCACTATATGTTAAGCCGCTATCAACAAAAAACGCATCTTCTGTGTTGCTTCCAAAGTCTATTGTTTTCAGGTACTCGATATGCCTGACAGTGGCCCCGTTTATTGTGCGTTTTACAGAAACATATACTTGGTCTTCTGCCCCGCTTGGGATTGCAGAGACACTTTCTACAAAGCCGTTTCCACCAATGTTGTGAGTATGCCAGCCTATAGCTGCGTTTGCTCTGTCATAAGTTAGGCCAACAAGCTCTCCATCATTGCGTACAAACCAGATAACAAGCTCTGGCTCTTGTTGCCATATCATGTCACTTAATCCGCCGCGTGGTATGTGGTCAGCTAGAATAGTTAAATCAATACCAAGCAACCCATCGGTGTCTAAGTCAAAGGTAATCTCTTTAACTTTCTCCTGACCTTTTTGAATAAGAATGGTTGAGTTACCTGCACGAAGAGGCCGCACCTGAGATGTACCAAATGTGGTTTCACGGAGCACATTTACGTTAGTCGGTGTGACAGGCGTGGCACCAGTACCACCAGATAAGGTGAACTCTGCGCTAGTTGTCAGTATCTGCAAGAACCGGCCCGGCAGTAAGTGTTTGATTACGTTTACTTGGTCAGAAGCAATAGTAATGTTTACGCCTGCGTCGTCTTCTGTGCCCGGCGTGTGGTTCTCAAAGTCAGCAGAAACAGAACCAAATATTGTTTGCGGTTGCCCTGTTGTGCCAGCAAAGTACAAACGCTGTTCGTAAAATGCCACAGCCCTTGGGAATCCTTGGTCGCCGCCGAAGGCTCCTAGTGACCACTTCTTTGTCGCGTTTCCTGAACCAATCGTGTTGTGTGGCAACACACTGATACCGCCATCATCTTCCTTAACAGTAGCTGTTACAGTAGTCGCGTTAGTAAAAGCTGTTATCTCTGCGTAACCTGTATCGTCGTGTCTGTATTGCCAGTCTATGTCTCCGTAAGTCTCTGTGCCTTCAACGTGGACAGGTGGAGTATTATTAGACGTTTCTGTGCTGCCAGAAACTTGCTTGTAAACATGACCATCATACCGAACAAAAGAGTTATTGTTATAGCTAGTGTTTGCCGACCAAACATCATAATGTATTTCCAGAACTTCTCTCAGGCGAATTAGCCTGCCAACGTCACCGCTCGTAAATAAATCAGCAGAAGCGGTAATAGTTACGCTACCTGTATCAGAAGAAGCATAGATAGTTGTGTCTGTAATGTTCTCATCAAGGTACGGGCCATCAACAAAATCAATATCATCTAAGGTAAAGGATGTTGCCGTCGTTCTTGTTAGCTTTGCTGGTGCATGGTCCTTGTGCGCCATGTAAAGAACATCAGCAGACTGAGCATGGTTTATTTCGAATATATCCGTAACGCTGTAGGTCGTAGCTACTTCAACAATTCTTCCCACCGCACCGCCCGATGTGTAAGCGCTGTATCCGCTGCTATCTATGCCGGTCAGCTCAAAAGTATCGGTTGTCTGGTTTGCAACAGTAAACTCTAAGTTATTTAACTGTGACATTCCTGCAACACCTGAGATAAAAACTCTATCTCCGTTAGAAAAACCATGCCCGGCGGCTGTTACGACAGCGGGGCTTGCTTGGGTTATTGCTGTTATGGAAGTAGTTGTTTCAGTCAGTATTCCACCGTCTTTGAAAAAACGGATATAGTTTGCGCCAAACTCGAGGATATATGCTTGCTCATCACTAAACTCAAAATTAACAAGCTTAACCTTGCCGCCATCTTTACTTCTGCCAGCAAAGTATGTGCCGGGCCTGCGCGTTGCGCCGCCCGAAGGATACACCAGCATATTAGATATTGTCTGGGCAGCTTCGTTATACTTTGTTAAGTCGATGCGACCTTCCAGCCGTGGCGATAGCTCACCAGACTTAAAGTTGGTAACAATGGTCGAAACTCTTGCCATGACTTACAGCCTTATGTTCGTAAAGTCTTCTGTGATAATTCTGTCCGGCTTGCCTTCGATAGCATCCATCGACCGAGCTTCCCTTAATCTTGACTCAAAAAGAGCAAACATTTGCTGCGAGACGCTGGTGCTCCCAGTGATAGCGTAGGATGTTTCCGCTGCTAATCTGTAAGCGATAGCATTAGATAAAGACGCATCATACTGCTCAGTGTCTTCTACGCGAGCTATATAGATAATCCGACAGCTATCTTCGTCTGTTAATACCTTGCGTCCCTCAATCTTAAACATTGATTGCGTATCGTATGGGGCAATTTCGTTATCTACGTTTGATGTGTGTAGCGACATAACCCGCAAACAGTAAGGGTCAGAAGGCAAAGTGAACTGGCTCAAGAAACCAAAGGCTGGAACCTCGGAGTCTTTTGCAAGCTGTTTTCTTGTGATTGCTACATTCCAGGGGTGCGAGCGCAGCACAGTGTCTCTGACTGTTTCAAATCGCCGGTTACACAAACGCGCTTCTTTGGAGTTTTCTGCTAGCGAGGTAATAGTTGCCGCGCCCAGCAAGTCCATAGCTTCATTACAAATATCAACAACGGATGCCATTACTTTATCAACCTCGCCACTTTCACCAATGCGCCCTTGCTAGTGTTATTGTCACCACCAAGAACTATATCGCCTGCTTTTGCTGCCTCTCTTGCTAAGTCTTTCAGACGTTCTGTTGGCAGCATTATAACAATTCCGTCGTCTAATATAAACGCCCAATGGTTAGCTTGTGTTGTAGCTATCCCGGAAGGCTTGCCTCTACAAAAAAACTCCACAAACACATTACCTGTCTGTGAAGCCCTGAAATCTCTTTTGACCTCTAGGGTCTTCGATTGTAACAGCTCGCCTAACCATTCTTCCTCTATTTGACCAACCTTTAAGTCGTATCGGAAGTCGCTGTTATATTCCAATTCTCACCCCTTAAAAGGAGGGGGCAATTTCTCGCCCCCTCGCAATATTAGTCTGGAGATTCGTCACAAAGGATTTTAACAACCTTTGCTTCTTCCATGCGAACCGCACCTAGTGACATGCAGTAGTACACCTGAGTTGCGTAGCTTTTATCTGCACGCTCATCAATGCGAGCTGAGATGTCTTTGCCGAGGCCCAGTGTGATACCGTCTTCCGCCCATGCAAAGCAATCGCGGATGTCATCAGTTTCAGAACCATCAGATGTGGCAAGGCGGTTTGTCATAATGAACTTGAAGCCCATGAAGGTATCTAGCTCACCCTGAACGAGTGCCTTGACTGAGTTGAAATCACTTGAAGTCACATTAGTATCGGCAAGCAGAGCTTGAATCTGGCTTGGTCCGACAGCAATGTAGCGCTGAAGTGATGGGTCAACGTCACCTGAATCCAGCTTAAACTTAGCTTCACGCAGCTTTGCCAGCGTCAAGTTAGTGTTGCCTTCTACAACAGTCTGAGTAATGGCTTGTGTGCCAGAACCAGTTTCGCCTGTTGCTGCTGTACCAAGAGCTGCCGCAATGATTACGTCATCCATCGCACGACCCATAGCTGCTGCTGCTGCCATAGCGTAAGATGAAGTCGGGTCAATCAGCATGCGAACCTTATCTTGGTCATCAATCAGGTCAGCGTACTCGTAGTCTGCCAAAGTTAGACGACGCCGTGAGTGTGGTGTGTCAATCTGTGGTGTGTCAGCATGACGAGTTGTCCGAACCTGTGCAGTTGCTGCACCGATTTGGTCAATAAAAGCGTTCTTACCAACAACATTTTCAATGCGAACTGCGTCGCGCAGACGGGAACCCATCTGCTGAGATAGCATCTGCACATTAGCTGAATACTGCTGTACAAACGCGGTGGTTACTTCTGTGGACATAATGTCCTCCTTTAAGTTTCACGTTTACATTTTAGCTTTGCAGTGTGCTACCCGACGCACGGACACTCCTAGTCTTTTTAGCCGACTTGTGGCTATCGTCTTTCCGATTGTCTCCGGGACGAGTTGCCTCGCTACCCCTCATAACCCAATCGTAGTAATTGTCTGCGAGTTGGGCCGGATTTAATACGTCTCGCATAGAACCAAATTCTATTGCCAAACGTAAACAGTCTAGGCGGGTTTGGATTTTATCTAGCTTATCCATGAACCATACCCATCAATTCTTGCATTTTGCGGATAGCTTCTTCATGCCCCGCACCGTGTTTCTTGTCCCAATAAGCATGAGACTTGTCACGCATGATTGCATCAATCTCTGCTTGAGCTGCCTTGGGTGTCATTATCCCCGTTGCCGCACTTTCAGAAACAGTGTCCTCACTTGTGACAGTTTGCCTAAAATCAGCAATTTTTGCAAATGCTTTGACAAAATCAGTGTTGTTACCAAGCTTAGAGCCATCAGCTAATTCGATATTAAAAACATCTTCGCCAGCAAATTCTTGTGCCGCCTTTGCAGCTTGCTCAACCTTTTGGTCAAATGCTCTGCCCCATTCTTGGCGAAGCGCACCTTCGGCCTCTTCCCGGCGTTGCGAGACAACATCCGCTGAAGCTTCTACGCCTTGCTGTATGCTAGACTTGTAATAATCAAGTATGCCCTTTGCTTGGTCTGGGTTTAGGCGAAGGCTGTGGGCTACTTCACTAAACTGAGATGCAACGTCTTCGGTAACAATATTCCCGTCAATTTCGATACTGTACCCGCTGGAATCTTCTGGCCTGCCGAGCTTCCCATAAATACGGTCTAAGTCTTCGTCCGTAGGGTTTACCGGCAACGGTATCTTGTCAGCACCAATTAACTTCTGTGCGTTGACGTAAGACCGGGCTAGATTAGAAACATCTTTGATAGACGTTAAACTAGGGTCTTCCCGTAGCTCTTCTGGAATCATTGATAAAAAATCGTTACCAGACCCGCCTGTAGCAACTTCCGCTGGTGTTTCCAACGTAGCTTCTGGCTGGGCTACCTGTTCGACATTCTCTTCAGACATAATTACTCCTGCATCATGTTGTAAATGTGAAGGATAACCATACGCTTACCCTCCTCGAAAGCTGTGGCATTAGCATCGCCTGCCACATAACTTGAAGTTCGCCAATTAGAGCGAGCCTCCAAATCCTTTAGCACTATTACCCCACTGTCACTAGTGAAGGCCTGCTTATACATTTCGCGTAGCTTATCTACTTCGTTCATTACTCGCCTAACATCCTTACTGCTTGTGCGCCTTGCGCTATATTTGCAACGTCTTCAGTTGTCTGTTGACGCTCTGCCATCTCCTGTTCCTGCGCTGCCCTCTGTTGCCTTGCCTCGTCCACTTCTCTTTGTGAGCGAAGAGTTGTCTTTGGAACACCGAGAGATTCAGTAATATGACGAACAAGACCATCAGGGTCTATATGGTCGCCAACAGGGAATGATTGAGCAAGCGGAAGAAGAACCTCAAGGGCTTTGATTGTGCCATTAAGTGAAGTAGACTTCTGCGCTCTGGCAAGAGGTGATACATATTCAATATCAATATCTCTGCCCTGCAAGCTTTCCGGCGGGATTGATAGCATCTCTTGACGCAGCATAAGCCCAAACACTCTGTCAATTAACGGACGAAGCATCTCATTCATCAATCTTCCTAGAACAGGGCCAATCACCCTCATGCGCTCTTCCTGCCTTTGGATAACTTCCGTAGCAGTCATATTAGGAGCGCCGCCAGATAGTAACTGGTCTACATAGAACGTAGAGCGGATTGCTTCTCTCCGTTGTTCTTCCATGCTTAGACCGATTGGAATGTTAGCACCTGCCTGCAATGGTGTGATTGTATCTCTTGTACCTGCTCTATAAAAGTTAAGGCCACCGGGCTGTGTCCGTACCGGCATAATAAAACCGTCATCAGGAACCAATAAGGGTGGGTCTATTTGTTTCTGAGCTGCCTGAATAATTGTCTTAGACATTAGGTTAAGCATTTTAACATCAGGCAACGCAGACATAGCAGGGCTTCTGCCCATCACTTCGCCTGTTGCTTTTAAGAAGCGCGGAACAATGTATGGGAGTTCTTCAAACCCAGACTCTGACAGTAGCATGCCTGACTCAACGTCAATGTAAAATGACGCATACGGCATGTTCTTGTTGTCACGCTTATTCGGGTCACGGTTAATACGCGGAAGAACAGCATGCAGGATTTCTATTTCTTCATCCGGCTTGTCTTCAAACTTCTTGCGAATGTAATCGCTTACGTTGTCAATTCCGAAACGCTGAATGACCTGCCTAACCGGGGACTTGTACTTTCTAAAGACAGTATCAACAATGCCAAACTGGTTTTCTTGGACGTAAAACTCAGAGATGTGCCGTGTACTGAAGCGAAGATTACCATCATCCATTTCAATAAACATACAGCCAGTACCGAACACAACCAAGTCAACGTACATTTCATGCACTTCAGTCTCAAAGTTAGACTGGTTAAACGCCTGTATCATTCTATTGCTGGAGTCTTCTAGCCATTCCTGAACGTCGTCATCACGAGAAATGTCTGCGTCTTTCATGTTCAGGTGGAACCAAGGCGTTGAGCCGCTGGTTAGCATGCCGTGCAAAGAAGCTGATAACAGGTCTACCGCTTGTAAAGCAGTCCCATCGTAAATAAACTCCATACGCTTTTCGCCGCGAGAACGCTTACGAACAATATCCGCCTTACGGGGAAGCATATAATCCGCAAGTTCTTGATAATGGGTGTCCCAGTTATCTCTGCGTCCCTTAATATAATCGAAGCGAGATATAAGCGATTTGGTGAAGTTACTCATGTTTACCCCAATAATGTCGGTGTGCCGGTTGTTACGCCAGAATCTCCTAGCGCACCTGCCACGATTGTAGAACCTGAACCGCGCTTACGCCGAGACTTGGCAGTTGCCTCCTCAGATAAAGCAGCGGCTCTTTCCATATCAACAGGGTCTGCGGCAGGTGGAGCTGGCGGAGCCGGTGGAGGCATTGGAATCTTCGGGCGAAAAACACTCATTAACTTACTCCTTTACCAGACCCGCCTCTATAAAGAGAACCGTAGCCTTCTAACAACGTACCGCCTTGTCCCGCTCTTTTACCGCGAGTTCTTTTACGGCCCCTAGTCATAATAGTTTCTTCTTCAGCAGCCGCTGTCGCCGCAACCTCTTCTGGTGTTTTTTGTTGTTGCCCTTCAAAAGGGGCAGCGTTCTCGTCGTCAGGTATAGAGCGCGGGTCTATTTGCCCAAACACTGTAGTACCCACACCTTTTGGGTCGCCTTCTGGCCTTCCAGTGTACCTTCCAGATTTATCAACAGCGCCCATCAAAGTACCAGACTTTGAGAAAACAGCCTTGCCGCCACCCTTCAGCACTTTCTCAATGTTGTTTAAATTCATTTTAGAGATAGCTCCACCAACAACACCAGCCGTTGTCGGGATGCTTACACTGCCTACTTTTATGCTACCGTCTGATGCAGCATCGCGTCTTTCGCTTATTTGCCTATAAGCATCAGCGGTACTAAGGCCGCGCTCAATTCTAGCTTGATTTTCTCTAGCTCTTTTTTGAGCTGCTTCTTTTGGTGCAGCGAACCCGTCATTCGCATCACCGCCACCGCCGCCGCCACCGCCGCCCATGTCAGACTCCTTTTAACTTATGCCAACCACGCTTATGTTTGGTTGTTCTTAACCACTGGGCGTTATCATATCCCATGTCAATAAACTTGTCTTTAAGATACCTGAAACCACTAATAATGTCACGTTTGCCCCCTAGACATATGAAATCTATAATCCAGGGGGTGTTGCCTATGCCATAGAAGCCGTCAGGCGGGAACCTTCCAGTCTCTAAATATTCCTCAACATGCCCTTCATCAGGAAAGGCATATGTCGCAAACATAGAAGGCAAGCCATCTTTAAAGTCGCAAACAAAAGTCTCGTTCTCAACAGGAGGAACAATAAGAAGCTCGTAGTCCCAGTCAGTCCAATACTTATGGTACGGACTTCTTTTCAACAAGTATGTTGCTACCATGTAGCCTTTAGCACTATTCATCGTCATAGCGCGAAGGGGTTGTACGAATTTTCTGCAACCGACTGCGGAGCTCTGACTCCAGCTTCTCTATTTTGCAGTCCAACCGCGAGGTACCTAAACGCATCAGCCGCGTGGCTAGTAAAGTCGTGTCTAGGGTGATTTCTAAAAATTTGTCTTTTGTCATCCCAATCCTGCCTGTATTGTTTTAAACATTCCAACCCAACAGCGCACTTGTCATCATCAAAGTAACACTTGGGCAACATCATTCGTGCCGCATTAATGCCATCCGCAATCTTCATTTTTGGAATAACACGGAATCGAATACCTAAATTGTACGCTGTTTCTAATCGGCTTTTACCGCTACCCAGCTCGCGCACTTCAATATCATGCGGCGCAAGGTGGTCGCCATAATGGTATTCCTTTTGCCGTAATACCTCGGCGTAGTGGTCGAGCCCAACTCCAGAGCTCTCATAATAATCAATGACATTAACTGCTCCTCCACGAAATATCTGGGCAAACCAAATAGCTGTGCTGTCGTTCATGCCCAAGTCCCACGCAGTATGCACTGGAAGCGAAGGGTCATATGGTACTCTAGTTATCTTTCCAGCATCTTCAGCATCCGCAATCAACTTCGCGTAGTATGCGCCGATAATAGCGGCAGTAAAGGAACACTCAAATTCCTGTTGATACTGTTCTTCCGTCATGGAAGCGCGAGCAGCGTCCAGCTCTTCTTGCTTTACAATCTCTGTTTCGCTCGCCTTACAGACCCTATAATACCAATCTTCGGAACCCTCGCCCAGTTCACGCTTAGCGTTTTGCATCATATCATAAAAATGATTATGGCCTGCCGGGGTGCCCAGAAATGTAGCCGAGCCCTGTCTGTCAGACAGCGCCGGGCGCACAACCTCGCCCCATACCCGAGGATTTTGCATGCCATATTCGTCAAAGAAACAATCATCTAAATAAATACCACGCAGCGCATCGGGGTTTTCGGCAGACAATAAAGTTATTCTTCCGCCATTAGGAAAGTCGGCTCGCAGCTCAGTCTCGTTAAATGTCGTACCCGGTATCACTCCGGCGTAATACTTCACATAGTCCCAAGCAATACGTTTTGCCTGCGTAAAGGTAGGAGCAATCAAAGCAACGCGAGGACGAGGTAGCGGATTGGTTAGCACCCGCTTTATCATATGATTGACAGCCCAGACTGTCTTTCCAAAGCGTCTGTGCATCACCAGCACATTCCAGCGCTTCAGCTCTTTGTGCATGTCAGCCTGTATCGGGCGAGGCTTGTACGGGATTTTAACTTCCATCAGTCAGTTTCCCACAATATCTTCACAGTACCATCGCCTATCTCTACCCCAGCTCTATTCTTAGAATCACCGAACCGCTCCGGCAATATCTTGCTGGCCTTCCACCGGACATGGTGGGCATAGTCACGCAGCACCCCCGTATCGTAATCCTTCCTTCGGTGAAGAGCATCGTCAAACACTTGGTCTAGCTCCTCCAGAGCCTTCTCAGCGCTGTACTGCTGTGCCTGCTTTACCGCTGCATCAAACTCAGGGTCGTTCTTCATGCGCTTGTAAAAGGCCGTGCGTGAGATGCCAATGCCCTCGCAAACATCGACGATGGTATGCCCATCTGAGATACCGGCAAGTATTAGGTCAGTCTTCGGCTTTGTGAGTTTGGTCATGGCTGTGTGTCTTTACCTAGCATTTAACATATATAAGTACGGCCCCGCGCGTCTGGGGGTGGTGGGTCTAAATGCATCCCCCCCTCTGTTCTGTACGTTCTATCATTCACCGTGCCGCTGTCCTGTGTTGCAGTAGCGCAACAGTGTTGCCAAGATGTCACGCTGGCTGTATGCTCTAGCTATACCGCGCAAGGGTGATGTTAGCTGTATGCATATACATATATAAATGACGCGCATCCAATCCCAAAACATCCAAGCATATCAACAGCCCGGCAATCCCTCACAGATTAAAGCTTTATTGCCACGGTGTAAACTTTTTTTACTGCAGGGTATTGACTACCGGCAATCCTTGCCTCATATAAGATGAACGAGGCAAGAACTGGCTGGAGGGCTAACGATGTCAAAACTAACCGAACTATTCAAAAACCCGGAAGACCAGCGCAAAGGTCCAAACTGCGGCGTCACAGCTCTGGCAGTCACAACAGGCGTTTCGTTTAATAAAGCTTGGCAAACATTCAAAGCAGTCAACCCGGGCAAGTATGGCAAGCGCTGGAAGGGCGGGACATACACCGGCGACCAAATCAAAGCGCTGGACCGGCTCAAGGTATCTTATGAGACTGTGAATACCGGCGGGTTGCTAGACCCGAAAATAACGCTTGCAAAGTTCGTAAGAGAACACACCAAGCGGGACTGCGTTTACATGGTCACAACGACAACGCACGTTCAAGCCGTGCTGAATGGCGAAGTCATCGACCAAGCAGGCAAGAAGCCAATCGGCAATTTCTGGGGAAGCCGTAAGATTGTAAAACGCGCGCACCTAATCAAAGAACCATTCAAACACGCAACAGCACCAAAGGCCGCACAACCTGCGCCGGGTGCGCCTGCGCTACTCTTTCCGGCAACGGAATTACCAAGCTCGCTATTCTGCGAGCCTCATCAGCTAACATTGTTCTAGGAGGATTTTAACAATGGAAAAGACAATCAAATCAATTAAACGCTTGAATAGCTCAGCTTGGGGAAACCCGGCGTTTCAATTCTCTTTTACTGATGGTTCAGTGATGAAGACAAAGCCGAACATCTCTGACGCGTACAGAGTAAGCATGGGATGGGAAGGCCGGACGATTAAAATTGAAACAAGCACCACCAAATCAGGGCGGGTGCAGATTACAAAGCTGGAGGGCTAAACAATGGGAATTTATGACAACTATTCACACGAAGCTACAGAGCTTTATTTTTACGCGTTAAACGATGCCGACCTATACCGGCAACAGCGCGAGCCAATTGAAGCAAATCTGCAAAAGAAATATGACGCTGACAAGTACGACCAAGAAAAAGCCGTGAAGCTATGGGGCTATTTTGCAGTAACAGCCGCGAAAAAATACCATCATGAGTTTTGCGGTAACGGTAAATGGTTTGACTTATTCCCGCCAGCGACACGCCTAGAGATGGCAAAGCTTGCAGAGGTAGACCACCGCGATTTAATGAAAGAGAGGGCCGAGTAATGAAACAGCCTAAAACATTTAAAGACGCCGCTGATTATTACCTAACGCTTAACGCGTGGCTTGCCGGGCGTTACGCGACCACTGACAAGCACGGCAGGCGATGGCTGGCACAATATACCGCTGGAAACCGTCCGACGCGTTACAAGCGCTTAGAACACGCTTTTTTTAAGCGCTATATTTTACCATTCAAAAACATGCAGGAGGGCTAAGCAATGGACAAAGCTTTTTCAGTAATTGGTTACTTGTTACTCGTTGCCTTCGCGCTTAGCTGGATAGACACGCTATGGGTATTTGGCGTAGAGGACAGCAAGCAATACACAGTCTGGCACCTAATCCAAACAATCGCACAATAACACAAGGCCGGGCCAGCAATGGCCCTGCCGCCTGAACAGCTCACAACCGGGCTTTTCTGGCGGCAATGATGCCGACAACAGCCAGCAGGAGGAATTGCCATGCTAGCAGTGATACACACCCTTAAAGAGTCGGAGACATTCGGCGGCGAAACAACGCATAAATACTTCGACCATTATCAGTTGTGCGACACGATGGACGAAGCCCGGTCAAAAGTCATGCTTCTTGTCTCATTACATGATGAAAAGCTCTATAGTTACGCAATCTGCCAAATCATTGAAGCTTCAGAACCCCATTGGGCCGATGCTTCGCCTATGGGCTTGGGAGATTAGAGAAATGGGCCCAGACGAGTTAAAAGAAAGGCGCATATTCCTGTCGCTCACACAGCCGCAGCTTGCCAGCAAGTTTGAGCTGTCCGAAAGGACTATCCGCAATTACGAGTCAGGCGCAACGCCTATTCCTAAAGTGTTTCGGATGGCGCTCGATGCTCTGGAGCTAGCAGAGAAATGAAAATCATATCAAGAACAGAGGCAGTCCAGCTCGGGCTGTCTCGTTACTTTACCGGCAAGCCTTGCAGTAAAGGCCATATTGCCTATAGGCGAACAGCCAATCATAACTGTTCTGTATGTTCTAATGAGCAAGCAAAAGCACACTCGCAAAAGTTACGCGACAATAGCAAGCTGACAGTTACAGGAAACCCAAAGCATGAGCAACCAGCAAGAGAGAAGGCAAGGCAAGAGGCCATAAGGTCAGGAGCTAAAACTTACTTTCACGGCATACCGTGCAAGCGGGGCCATGTTGCGCCAAGGCATACATCTAACGGTATGTGCATGGATTGTAGTAGGCAACATAACTCTACAGATAAAGCAAAAGCACGAAAGAAAAAGCATAAGCTCGACAACGCCGAGCATTATAGAGAAATGGGCAGGCAATATAGGGCTGAGAACAGCGATAAGATGCGCGAATATCTAAAGCAATACTATGCCGATAACAAAGAAGAACATGCAAAGAAAAACAGGCTCTACAGGATAAAGCACAGAGATTGCCCGGTACAGAAGGCAAAAAAGAAAGCTTTTTCTGACAAGTGGCGCAAAGAAAACCCTGATTACTTCACTGAATACGCAATAAAACGAAGCAAGGTGCTGAAAAAAGCAACACCAAGCTGGTCAAACATAAGCAGCATCACTGTGAAGTACAAAGAACGTACAGCCATGACAAGGCTGACAGGCGTGGAGCACCACGTTGACCATATCATTCCATTGCAAGGTAAAAACGTCTGCGGATTGCACATACCTGCAAACCTTCGCGTCATTCCAGCTAGAGACAACCTAAGAAAGCATAACCGCTTTGAATAACACGCAGTGCTTAGCTGTAATGCTTAGCAGAGTAGCTAAGCATTGCACTAGGCCTGTTTTTTTATATAGAAAAGTTTGCTTAGGGAAGTGCTAAGCAAGACTTGCTTAGCTAATCTGCTAAGCAGTGCGTTTCTCACTTACTCGAAATAGCATGTATTTTTAGCCCGGTCAACAGGCCCAAATGCATAAAAGAGAAATGGGCTACGCATTAATATACTTGCGATGCATTTTTACCGTGTCGAAAAAATCATAGACATGCACAATATCTGCCTTGAACCCTTCAACTGTTTTCTCTCTTCCTGATGGGAACCGGGCCACTACTTTTTTAGCGCCGCCCTTTTCACTCAGGCAAACCTGCATGTAGCAGTCATCGCCCCGGACAGTGACAATGGTGCCCCAGTCTTCTCTGTTGCTGTTTACTACAGCCCCGATAGCCTCACCCATCTGGCTGAGCCTGTCTTTAATAGCCATAACCCGTAATGTATGTTGCGAATAAACCATCATATACTACTTTCCCCGCAGCGAGTATCTGCAACAAAACTTGGGCGCTCGTTCATAGGAACCTCTGCCCACGTTCTTACATGATTATCTCGGAGCGCTGCCTCTACTTTTCTTCCTGCCTTATAACAAGCAGAAGCAGTAACAAAGTTCTTGCGCCCTATATATTCACAACGCGCCTCGGTTGCTGTCCCTGAACCCATCACAAGGCAATATAAAATAACATACTCATACATGGTTAAACCTTTCCTGCAAACATATCTAAGAAATCACCGAGGTCTACAACAGCCAGCGGCTTCTTCCTATCAGCACCTACAACAAGAATATCTGCACCCTCTAAATGCTGGTAAAGAAACTTAAACCCGTCGGCGCGTTTCTTCGCTTCAACAACCCAAGTTTCTCTGCCCTTCTTTATATGCACATCACCCTTAAATCCAGGAGCAGAGCCAGACAACGGCACCCGGTGCGCTTCTAAATCACGGAGCCGGGCAAGCTCGACAATCTCACGCTCAAACCTGCTGCCTTTTTCTTTTTGCGGATTACTCATCCAGTACACTCCCCGTCATCTGCTTGGCAAAAATAACCCTGCTCATCAAAAATCCAATCTTGTTGCTTATTTACAAAATCTACAAACTCGTTTAGGTCGCGTCCCTTTCTGAACGTAGAGCCTACGTTACTTTCCATTTCCATCCACCACTTCGCTCTTTCTGGGTGCATCCTTGCCATAGCCGCAAGTGTAGCCTCGCTTTTCAAAAAACAAAAATCGCAGTTTCCTTTTGCCGTTGAGCCAGAAAAATTATCAAGTTTTAAATCAAACAAACTATTAGCCCAAAATTCATTGACATCAATTTTAGAAACTCCTGCCTTCAACAGCGGGTACCAATAAGACCATCTATCCTTGCTTTCTGTTTTAGCACGGTGCTCCTCATCAGCGCGGATACCCACGCAGGCCGACCATTTTTTCCAGCCAAGCTCTTTTGTGAGGTACCTTTTCATAGGAAGTATTTTAAGCTCAGTTGTGCAAAATCTAGTAACTACATTCGGAAGATACTTTTTTTGTTTTATCAATACTTCAAACGGCTCACCGTCTTGGGAAGCAGAATTTTCTCCAACCACTTTATACCCCGCCTTGCCATCTGGCCTGTCATATTCAAGCCAAACGATAGAAACACCCCACTGAATAGAACAGTCATGCACAAAGTCAAGCGTCTCAGGCATTTCTCTACCAGTATTAGCAAACGTCACAACGGCTCTATCAGGTAAGCCATTGTTGGCTTCGAGTATTTCATGCAGCATATAGGCTGAAGTTCTGCCGCCGCTGAAGCTGATTTGCACATTACCTTCAGGTAAGGTGTACGGATTAGTCATTTATTATCCCCCTAATGTATTGACCCGGCGTTTTCGAGAAAGACCGTTATCTGCATCTCCTCCTCATCTATCTCCGCCTCAAGCTGTCCCTTACCGTCACAAACATGACAAGGCAATAACCTGTCTTCTAAATATCCACCGTGCTCGAAGTCCCGAACCCCAACTTCATACAAAGCTTCGCCCTTGCCATCACACTCATCGCACTCAACCCACACTGTCTCTGTGTATTTTTTCTCTAAAGAAGTCATCAGGCCCAACCTTTCCGTCTGTAATGAGGTATATAACCCGCAGTGTTTCAGGCGATGGAAACCTAGCGCCGGTTATAATACGAGAAATAGCTGCTGCGGATAACTCACACCTCCGCGCAAATTCACCTTGAGAAGTATTTGTTTGCTTTAAGTAGTCATGTAAAAACAATGTATGTCTCCGCTATTCCAGCTCATTTATTGCGTCTTCTCGCTGACTATCAAGAACCACACGATTCGCAATCTCTCCGGCACAAGCAAGATACCCGGCGCCATCAACATAGTTATCCATATGCGCTTGGTTCCCCTTCATCCTAGCAATCTTGAGCAAAGACATCATCGCACCTACATCACAGGCCGTTACCTCACAGCCTAAATGCAACGACCAATACTCACCAATCAAACGGAAGTTATCTTCCATATCACCGTGGTCGCTCGCCCGGTCCTTGGTTACATACTGTGTGGCTGTCTTTAAAATTGTTTCTCTATTCATTTACAAATAATGGCATCATAATTCCATTCCCTTCATAAGGTGCACAATAACATCAACGGTCCAACCGTTCCCCAGCATTTTGTAGCGTTGTGTGTTAGATACATGGTTGGTGTAATTTTCTGGAACCGTCTGTAATCGTTCACATTCCAAAGGCGTTAGCTTACGCCATGACACATCAGATGATAGCCCATCCTTACTGAATACTAGCTGTCGCCTATGCTTCTCAAAGTAAGACTTGAGGTTGCCACCCTTGAAATAATTGGCATCAATACAGTGAGCCTTGTCTCTGTCTACAGCACCATCCTCTAGCACATCCTTTAGTAGGATACCCTTATCATCAGGTAAGCCATCCATAGGAATGTTAGTCCAATAGTACCGCTGACGGTTCTGTGCTGACACAAGGCGACTGTTGATGAATACAGGCTCTACACCTAGTGCATCAGTGATAACGTCCAAAGAGCCCTGCTTCATCTTTACATTCTCTAGCAAGAAGTACTTGGGCTTTAGCTTGTGTAACACCTTGACGTAATCCCAGAACAACTTGCTGCGTGGGTCGTCAAAATTCAACTGCTTGCCAGCAAATGAGAAGCCCTGACAAGGACTGCCCCCAATGAGCAGGTCAATCTTACCATGTGGGGCAATAGCATTTAGCCATAGCTTGAAGTCATTGCCCGTCAAGTCACCTAGATGCACAGTGTCTGGGTAGTTAGCCTGAGACACCTTGATAGCGTACTTGTCTATCTCACTTGCATAATACCGTGAAACCGGAATACCGAGTTTGTCCAAAGCGATTCGCCCACAGGACATGCCATCAAATAAAGATAATACATTCATAATAGTATTTTTAACCCTCTCGCGCTTCTTACAAAAACACAATATCAGGTGTTGACAGATTGGTAAATGGTTAGTAATTAGAATAGGCAAGGATATTTCAAAGCTCGTTTTTGTCTACAAACATGCGGGTTAGAGGGTAGGGTTCCTTGCGGGGTGTTTTCTCCATTCCATCCTTTTGAATGCCCTACCCTCACTAAGGAGGGTTTATGGAATACGAAGTACCAGAATATTCAAAACAGTTTCACCGTTTTCATGTGTCTGCATCGGGCGGCACACAGAATATCGACGAAGGAATCTTAAAGCTTTACTTGCGTAAAGAATACAAGATGGGTTTTCCTATGTCCTCTCGCCCTCGCGCCGGGCAGATAGTCCAACAGATTGTGGACATGCATCTCGGCTTGCATGAGTACAGCCCAATTAGAGGTAAGCAAGAAGAGATTAGCCTGCCGGAAGCTATCCGTCACGGCATGACAGAATACATGATGTATCAGCCGCTCGACTGGGATAACGGAGCTGATGCTGAAGCGTTTGCTGAGTTCAAAGAACATATAGCAGAGATGGCACAGCATGCTGCGAAAGGTGTTAAAGAATTTTTTGGTGATGAAGAAATAGAAGGTGAGTACCAGCGCTGGCATAAAGATGAGCGCATTGATGTACCCTGCATGATGTTTCTCGACTATGCCGGACCAACACGACAGATAGACTTAAAATGTTCTCTCCCTTTAAAGAATCCGTTGAAGAAAGACGGGACGCGTACTTGGAGAGTACCCAAGCCAAAAGAAACGCCAACACCACAGCAGGTTATGCAACAGGCTGTTTACTGGAAAGCTACTGGCCTTGAACCAGCTTTATTATTTGTTACTTCTGCCGGATATAATATATGCACCCCGGACAACTGCCCTGCTTTGAAAGAGCCCTCTTTGGAAAGGGCTTATGAAGATGTAGTACGCAGGTGGTTAGCGGTGCAGAAACTTATGAAGGCTGCTAACGGAAATTGGCGCGATTTGTTTTCGTTAGTTCCCCCGGACTTTGGCATGATAGCTACAAGACATGGGCCGGAAGTGTTTAAAATCGCACAAGAAGCATGGAGGGTGCAATGACGGAGACGGAACAAGAACACGCTCAACTGATAGACTTTCAGCAAGAGCGAATGAATAGGATTGAGGCCCAGCTAGAAGAAACACGAAGCATGGTCGCAACCCTTTTTGGTATGCTGGATGCGTACTTTAAGTCCCAGAATATAGAATTTGAGGAAAATGATGAGTAAAATTATTGATGCAATGGGCCTAGTGTCTGCCCTGAATAAATCACACGGCGTAAAGCAACGCGGTGGTAAAATGTACACGCAGGTTGTTCACCGTATGGAAGCTTTTAGAACAGTGTTCGGCTTAGATTATGGCGTGGATACCACAATCATTGTTGACGATGGTAAGAAGGTCGTGATAAAGGCTGTAATTACTAATGAGAATGGTATTGTTGTTGGCTCTGGCATGGCGGAAGAAATCCGTGGCGATGGTCATGTAAATACAACGTCTGCATTAGAGAATTGTGAGAGCTCCGCCGTAGGTAGAGCGCTTGCTTCGGTAGGATTAGCTGGCGGCGAGTACGCATCAGCAAACGAAATGGACGCTGTGCCTAGAAAGGCAGAGAACCTAAAGCATCAGACGGGTGGAAGCGATGTGTCTAGCCCTCCCTTGAGCCCCGCGCCCCCGTCTGACCCAGCCCCCACACCAGTATCCGAGCCTAGCGACCCGGACAAGGAAGCTGATACAAATCTATACATGCAGCTCGAAGCAAAGATTGCAAAGAAAACTGCACGGGCCGCTGTTGACCAAGTTTATATCGAGCATATGGATAAGCTCAAAGCTTTACAGGCTAGAAACCCTGAAAGGCATGAGAAGTTTATTGCTTTATTTAAAAACCGCCTAAACGAAATAGAAGGAGTTTAACATGGCGATAAGACTTGAAAAGGTGACATCAATTAAGGTGTTCCCAAATACTGATGGCGCGGCTAAGTGGGGAAACAGCAAGTTCACCCCATATAAAGATGGTTCGCCAGCGGATATTCATCTCAGCGCTAACAAGAAGTACCGGGTTAGTGTATTTGAAAATGACGACGGTTCTTTGGGCATCTCTATCACTGAGCCTATGGAACAGCAGGCTGGTGACAACCTGCATGACAACGTACAGCAGGGCGGCATGAAGAAACTTGCGGTTGATTCTGCAATTCGTCGTGATGTACCTATAGATGACGATATTCCTTTTTAGGTTTTGTTATGGTTGAAAGCAAACAAGAGCTCGAAGAGCGTTTGCAATTTATAGAAGTGCAGTTTGAAAGGGCTATAGATGCCGCGCTAAACTGCATGACCACCTCTGAGAAGGCCGATGCAATGGTCGGCTTTCTCAGTAAAGGCACGTTGAATGACACTGATAAGGCGCTTGCAATGCGCGATAAACTTACATGGCTCATTTATGAATTTAACGAAACAAAGAAAAGATTGATAAATGCCAGCGTGGTACAACAAAGGAAAGAACAAGAAAAAAGGCCCGGCCTCTAGTCATACTGTGCAGTGTGTGCATTGCAATAGACATATACCCGCGCTGCAAAACACATGGGTTTGTAATGGTCGAGGCGAAGTTCTTTGCTCAAACAACAATGGAAGGGATTGTTTTAATGAGGTGCGAAAACTGCGGGAAAATAATGATAGTCAAGGGCGTCAGGATGCGGGAGAGCAAAGGCGTTCTGGGGAAGTGGAATTTCCTTACTGAGTTAGAGCCCGGCGATAGCTTGGTTGCCACAAATAAATATGAAAAAGACTCCATACGGAGTGCATTACGTTATAGAAAGATGAAATACAAAATTCGCAGAGAGCCCGACAAGTCAGGTTGGCGCATCTTTGTTAGTCAGAATACCGCTGGACAGCTCTAGCGGTAGAGGCAGGGCATTATAAATCTTTATTTTTCTTTATGAAAAACCGTTAGTTACACTGGTTTAGTGTCCTGCCTCACCTAACATTTCCATCTTTTTCTAGCTGCCTTGCCTCTTGGCCCGGTCCAGCTCTTAGACCTAGCACAAAAACTCTTACGACGCTTAGCGGCTTTACTGCCCGGCTTTACTTTGCCTGTAACAGGTGCCTTTAACTTACTTCCAGTAGCCCTGTTGTACTTAGCCCGGCCCTTCGCAGTCAGCCCAGCACCTTGCTTAACAGAACGCTTCTCGCCACGACCAACAGATAATTTAACATTCTTCTTCGGCATCACAAACAGCCCTTTATGTTCAGTACATCTAAAGCCTTGGCCCAACTTGCAGTCTCTAACTCTGGGTCAACAAAGAAGTCCAAGTTTCTCGTTATTTTCTTTTCCTTTACAGACGTTACTGGCACATACCACACAGTACGCTGCTCGGCAGAAACACATGCAAGTATATCAAAATCAGCTAGTGTTGGCAGGCGTTTTTTTCCACCTAGCCCCGTCTGGAAATGCACCCTGCGTCTGCCACCACCTTGACGAGAAGCTTGGCAGGACTTCACCTGTATCTTTAATGTTTCCCCAGTACTCGGGTGCCACGCTATCAAATCTACAGCATCTTGCTGCGCCATAGAAACGCGCCAGCCCCTTGCGAGGACCGACGCGGCGGTTATGTATTCCCCAGCCAAACCTGAAGCTGTCTGTGTTATATTCGTGTCAGCAAAAAAGTATTTACTTTGACTCGTCATGCTTGCGTAACCGGCTAACTAAACGCTTAGCTCTGTTCGGTACTTGGTCGTACCACTTGGAATCTACCATCTCATCAGCGGCCTTGTTCCAGTCCCTAGCATCTACCCCAGCTTTCATTCCTTTAAACTTTGATAGTCTAGGGTAGCCAAGGTTAAAACACATATTAGCAATGACTAGCTGCACTTCTTCTGGAAGCTCACTAAAGTCGTCGTACAAGCGATGGCAGTCCTCTATCGTTACAGCAACATCCCTGCGAAACAGGGCATGCACCCGCTCCTCAGATACGTTTGTGCCGATGGGAAGTCCGTGCTCCGGGTCATCCTCTTGTATGAGGTGCCCAATCCCGACGGTAGGCAAGCCAAGATGGTCTAGGTAAATGTCGAAACGACACCCCTCATCTTCAGCTAGTTCAACGCGGAGCTGGTCTAGGTTCATTTCTTTTTCTTTTTAGCTGTTAAAGCAGACTTCTTAAAAGCTTTTGCGGTGGGAGCACCCTTACTTCCCGGCTTACGCATTTTTTCTTTACTGCCAGCAGCGATACGTTTGCGTTTTGCATGTATGTTTGCATATAAACCTGTCTTTGGCATTACTTTCTCCTTAGTTTGTCTAAGCCTTTTATACCAAGGCCCGCTAGAATCGTAACATATAAAATGTTTTGATACCAATCAGGCAGCTCGTTTAGGCGCTCGAAGCCCGCCTTAACAACATCTTCCATTCCAGGGATGAACGTAAGAACACAAGGTGCAAGCACAACAACTGTGATTATTTCGTCTTTCCAAGATGATTTTGTAGACTCAGCCATGATTAGCTCCCACTTGCTATCATGCTGTGCCGCTGTTTTCATAATCTCTGACTTGGCTTTTTGTTTGTCTACCTTACCCTCAAGAAATGTTTGAGCAAGATTACCGACAACACCTAACAACTGAATCATTCGCCTAACTCCATCAATAACTTTAACTTGGCTAGTTCAATCTCAAGCTGATGAACCCTAGCAACTGTATTCTGCACAGACTTAGGCGGCTCAAAATCGTCTATCCAGTTATCATTCTCTTCAACTTCTTCCATCGTAAGCTCAAGGTTATGTTCTAAGAAACTGATGCGTTCTGTCAGGCCAAAGTAAACCCAAACGGATACGGCAGTAAAAGCAATCATGCTAATAAGATTCCGCAAAGGAATAGTTATCTCGCTTGCCTCATTTAGCTTAGTAGCGGCTTGCTTCATTTCTCGCTACCTAACCAGACTGCAAATGCCCCGGTCATAGCGCCGGACACCACGCTAATCATAGCGCTCTGTTGTGTAGATAGGTCATCAAGACTGATGCCCCATTCAATAACCCTGATATACATCAGCGTCATCACCAGCATCATAAGGCGTGGGATAATCTTCCATTCAACTAACTGTTCGGCACTCATTACTCACTCGCAATCATTATTGAGAAGGTAACACATGCAACCACAAAGATAATTGCCATAAGGGATATACCTACGCTCTTAGCTATCTCCATCATCTCATGGTTCTTGCGGTTACGCTCTATCTGTTCCTGCTTTGCAATCTCTTTGGCTTCTTGTATCCGTCTGGCACGTTCATTAACAATGCCTTGCCAAGTACCGTGACCAAATCTTTGGTCTACCATTACAGACACTTCATACAGCTTCTCAGCCGCAAGCTTTGCATCTATCGTTTCTTTAGCTACAGTGTTGACGTTGAACTGACTAGCACCAGACTTCTTGTTCCTAGCTTTCTGAGCTTGTTGCTCACCAAGAAACAGATTGTCTATGTGTCCAGCTATCTCGCTTATGTCATTAGCTGTACCGATAGCAGACTTGATGCCATCAACAGCAGACTTAACAAGTGCGATACCCGCAAGTGTTTCAGCTATCACTCTTCGGCCCCCAGAATATTTGATAGACCCGGTATGCACCAACAATCATAGCCGCCGCTGCCGCGAAGAACCCGAACCAGTCTGTAAGCGCATTGACCCACAGTGGAGCAGTGATGCCGCCGCCGATAATTGCTATGTCTGTGTGTACGTCTTTCATCAGCCTGCTATTTCTTGGATTAAAATAGTTGATGGCTGATTGCCGTATTGAGCTGTTGCAGTGCTTCCAGACTTCCAAGCCTTAACTGTATAGGTAATTGCGTTTGTACTGCTTGGCGTAATATATCTAAGAAAAGGATAACGCCACCTGTTATCGTGTTCGTTACCATCGCCGTTAATATAGACACCAGCGCTTACATCAGCCGCAACTTTTGAAATGTCATCGTAGATTTCAATAGAAAGCCAAGGATTAGTATGAGTGCTTAACTTAAAATTACCCATATAGTTTATGAGCAATTTGTTGTTGGTAGAAGTAGGGGTAATTGTAACTGATAAACCTGTTGTCGTTCCAGCATTTGCAGCTGTTCCCGTTATAACTGTGGGCGTGCTTGATATAGCAAATACTGTTTGCAACACAGTACCAGAAGGAAGACCAGCAGAGTTTAGTTTTGTTAAAGGCATGTCTGTCTCCTATCCTATCAAATACGCTTGCAAATAAGTGTGAGCATTCCCCATAAACAAGGTAGTGGCATGAG